TATATTTTAAGGTGTCAAACATTGTTTTAAACATTTTTTTGTCAGCATTGTTATTAACTATAACAATACATGGGTCCTGACTTTTTGCTATGTGTTGAGCAAACCTATATGCTTTTCCTGGTCCCATTACCATCCTCCAAGGCAGTTATTTGAGTGTGTGTGTATCCAGAAGTTACCTTCCATATGTTTTTTAGTTGGAGCATATAGCTCAGTTTTACAAGCACCACAAACGTGTGACCATTCTTCTGTAAAAAAATCGTACTGAAATCCTTTATCCATTAAAATCCTCATTAGAGATTATTAAAACAAATCATTTATTTATATACTGTATATGTTATCACAAATTCAAACGAATGTCAACATCTTTACGGGATCCACATTTTTAATTCACGAGTAATAATTGTCATGTCTGTTTTACCTGAATGATAAACTTCAAGACCTACTGGCTGTCCTTTATTTGCTTTAAAGAACCATGTTCCACTATGAATATTGTCTAACTTTAAATCAAGCATTCTTTGACCTGTGAAGTCTGCTTCCTTAGTTCCAATGTCTCTAGTAAAACGAACCTTAATATCGGTTGCTCCACCAAGCTCTGATACATTAATGTAAAAAGCCCAGTTTGCAATTCCTGTGGTTTTTGGAACAATAGAATCTTGTGCTCCAAAATCTAACTGCGTCCATGTCTTGGGACGAATTTTTTGCGGTGCTGGTTTTATTTTTGGATCTCCAGCTTTCCATGATACATATTCACTCATGCGTAACAGTATAGCAGAAACCCCTGACAAAATCAAGTCAGGGGCTTCAAACTAATTAAGATGCAAGAATCTTGGCAGGATCAATGTCCTTACCTGCACTCCATCTAATGTTGTCTCTCATTTCAAAGTGAAGGTGCGGACCAGAGGAGTTGCCTGTGTTACCAGACTCACCAATGTGCTGTCCCTTCTTTACTGTTGCTCCAGGCTTAACTAGAGCCTTTGAAAGGTGTGCATAGATTACCCAGCCACCTTCAACTTTCTGGACCAGTTGGGTGCCGTAGCTATTTCCCCAGGATGCGTTTTCAATCTTACCATCTGCAACTGCAATGATATCAGTTCCTGTTGGAACTGCAAAATCTACTCCTGTATGGTAGCCCTTTGACCACATCTTTCCAAGCTTCTTGTAAGGTGTTGTAACCTTACCACCTTTAATAGGTAGACCCATTTAGAATCACTCTTTTCATATAAATTAGGGATTTATCCCAAACTTATTATATCATCATAAACTAGTTAATAGTTGTTTCTGGAATAAAGTCCGAAAAATCTTGTGGATAATCCCCGTTTGGAGTCCACATTTTAAATTGAGATATGTCCGTTTTATAGGTTGAGCTTCCCCCAGAAATCCTTACTTGAAGCACTACTGGGTGCTTGGTAACAATAGTCCAGCATTGTGAGGCTACAAACTTTTTGTCTGGTTTTGAGGTAAAAAAGTAAGTATTTGTTGCGGTTGCATTATTTTTTCCAGATCCAACTCTTACCATTCTTACCTTTACATACTTTGGTTTTTTCTTACCCTTAGTATTAAGTACTACCTGATAACAAAATAAAGATCTTTTTCCATTACCCTGAATAGAGGTTTTTCCATTAAAATTAATGGTTGTCCATTTTCCCTTTTTAATTGTTTGATTTTTTTCTGTTTTATACCTAATGGAATCTGAGGCATTTGCTGGTGCCGCTTGAGAAAAAATTAATAACACAGAAAATACTGATGCTATTAACTTTTTGTACATCTAATAAGTTTATCAGACATTTTATTTTAATCAAAAAGTACAGCTAACTTATGAATATACCAATCATCCCACTTTGAAAGATCTTCCAAAATCCTTATATATCCCTTAGAAGTTAAAAGATTATAAATTTTTTCTCTATTCTCTGTATAGTTATGCTCTACAGTAATAATTTTAAATGTTCTAGAAAAGTCATATGCCGAAAGAATATCTAGTTCCGATCCTTCTGTATCTATGGATAGGTAATCTATAACATCTGGAGCATTGTATTTATCTAATAAGTCTGATAGTGATATTGTTGGAACTTCGTAGGAATATCCTTCTTTTCTTTTGTCTGCCCACATATCATCATATGCATATTTTTCCATAGAGGATAAGCCACTGCCAGTTTCAATAAAGGTTACAACGTCACCAGATTTATCAGTGACACAGTTAAAATCTATATGGCATTTTCTATTGTTTATTAGTTTTTCGTGAGACACTTTAGAAGCCTCACAAACTATTCCATTCCAGTTAAAGTTTTTTTCCAGAGTATATGTATTACTAAGAGCAATGCCATCATCAGCACCGAACTCTACAAAAAATCCAGGAGACTCTCCCAATATTGATAGTACTAGTTGGTCCTGATTGTTTTGAGAAAAGGAGCTTCCTCCATTTTTAGCTAAGTATTCGTTAAAAATATTTTCCATTTTTTCCTATCATTTTGTCCCCTCGGAGAGATTCGAACTCCCGACCTGTAGGGTAGAAACCTATTGCTCTATCCACTGAGCTACGAGGGGGAACTATTCTTATACGCTAGAGGCAGAGTGAGAATTTATATGATCTCTTTCATCTATAACTTCATAAGAGAATTTAATTAACGCTTTTTCATTTGCAGCATAGTGGTGTCCACAAAAATATAATTCTCCAGATACACCCTTTACTAACACAAATGCCTGAGCACCGCATCTATCGCAGCGGTCTGCAATCTTTAACTGTCGTTCTATTTGCTCTACAGTTTCCATTACTTCCATTATACTCTCCTCATGTGTCATTTTATAAGAGGCAGGGAGGAGCTATCCGATTGGAGTAACTCCTCCCCACCAAGCTCTTCCTGATGGATTCGAACCAACAACCCTTCGATTAACAGTCGAATGCTCTGCCGTTGAGCTAAGGAAGAAGAGTGGTAGAGATAGGAATCGAACCTACACAGCAAAGCGTTTGATTTACAGTCAAAGGGGCTCACCACCTGCCCAACTCTACCAATTTTTAATTATAGGTATTATGTTACACTATAGAACTGTTTTTGTCAAGATAATCTATAGCGTTTTTTAAAATGTTTACATCATCTTTAAGTAGTCCTAGAGCAACATTACAAGCATTGCACAACCAACCTCTAAAGTATTTGCTTTCCCAATCATGATCTAAGTAATACTTATTTGATAATCTATTACATATTGGGCATGTATAATCTTGTTCTGGATACGGATTTACTTTTTTTAAAGAAGATACTACTTTATTTTTTTCAGATGAGCAGGGCTTGCATATATCTTTATAGTGAACTTTAACTGGGGTTGTATGGTTTATTACTAACTCATCTGTATTTTTATGTTGTTTACAGATTCTGCAAATCATTACATATATTTCATTAGGCGTGAATCTGAATAATTCATCGACTTGGACATTCTTGCTGTCCAATCTTCTGGAAGCATATCCATAAGACCTAGAGTACGAGCTCTACGAATAATATGACGCTTTGCAGCTTCATAATTTGACGCACGACCAACTGCTTGAATTGCATTAGATAGGTCTGCTCTATCTGCAATTGGAAACGAGCCATCTGGCATTGCCTGACCTCTTGCTGCCATTGCTCTGCGTTGCTTAGTAGAGTAATCTTTTTTTTCCATTGCGTCTGCCTCCGTATTATCTATTGTATCAGACTTGTTCTCTCTCTGATTTTTAATTGAGTTCCACTTTGCTCTTGACCAAGAAAAACCTGCATCCCCACCCCAAAGATCCCAAGCTACTCTTCCTGGACTTGGATATCCTTCTTCACCTGCACTAAAACCTGTTGCTTTTTTGTCTACTTCATGACGAGAAAAGAAAGAGTACATTCTTGCAACGGTACTTTCAGAAAGATTTTCCATGTTTGCTAATTGATTAGCACGAGCTAAACCTACAGAGGTTCCTCCACGCTTTCCTTCTTTTTTCCATTTTAATGCACGTCTAGCAGCGGATGCCATGCCACTAGTTGGTTTATATGTTTTATCAGCCATAGTTATATTATAACCCGTTTGTCCTTTTTTCTATTTCAATTCTAGAAATTTCTTCCAACATTAAGATCTCCTCCTGATCAAGATCAACATTCATATCCTTATAATTAAATGTGCTGTAAGTTGGAACTACAACCCATTCCCCCTCGTTATTCATATTCATTTCAAGCAAACCTTTTTGCCAAAGACTAAATATTACCTCGTTTGTAGCTGATAGGTGAGCATCAAATAAATCTGGAAAATCTCTGCCCATTTTAGGGGTCATTCTATACAGTGGCTCCCCAAAAGTATCTAAACCAATTAGATCCATATATCCATTCTGTAACATAAAAATAAAAATTTCTTGGATGTCTTCGTCTTCAATTTCAAATTCATCATCCATTAAATTATCCCCATTCCACTTAAGAAACTTAAAACATCATCTGGCATATCTTCTGGTTTTCTTCTAGGAACTTGAGTTACTTTTACATTTGCAGTTTCATCTACTGCGTTTCTAAGATCTTTCCAAGTATGAACTTCAATTTCTTTTAATCCAATTTGTTTTGATGTTCCTGAGATAGCATTATAAATTGCTCCACAAACAGCATCAGACAAGTCCTTAGATCCCTTTCTTGGGTGATCTACTTTATCACGAATGATTCGTAGTTGCAATAGCTCATCTGTAAGAATTTTAATTGCTGGTCCAATTACTCTTTCTTCTGCAATAATCATAGCCATGTCTTCATAGTGTTTCTTTGCAACAGAAAGTGTTTCAGAGTTCATTCCTTGACCCTTAAGTTCATTCATGATGTCAAACGAGTTCCATCTATCAAAAGTTACTTTACGGATATTAAATCCTCTTGCACGAAGTTCTAAGATATAATTTTTTACATCCTTAAACTCTACTGCTTTATCTGCAGTTGGAGTCCACCATCTGACTGCATCTACAATCACAAATGGATTCACTACATCATAATCATTAAAACTAGAAACCTTTACCCATTTATCAACGTGTGCCATAGCAACTGCACAATGGTCATGTTTTTGTGCAAGGTCAACGTGAATGAAGTATTCTTTATTTTCTTCTGGCTGGAACCACTCTGCAAATCTTCCAACCTCATCTACCGCATTTGATGGTAGTCTAAAGCACGATTCAATTTTTTCTTTTGATCTAAAGAATGCGTCTTGTGCATCTGGAGGCATACAAGCAAATCGAGAAAGTGCATCAATTGGGTTTTTGTAGAACTGCAACTTAAAGTCTTCTATACTTCTTGTTGGATTAACTTCCCAGGTTGGACGCTTTAGTGCAAAAACCTTTGGGTACCTGTAAGCTAAAATCTCATCCTCTTCCCATTCGATAGAGAATAAATTATCTGGATCACTATCGTCTGCCATATCATCAAGCTTAAACTTATAGTCTCGTATGTGTACATTTTTACTAGCAATGGCTTCGCTATACTTTTGTTGAATGTAGTCATTTTTATATCTAGGGAAAGAAAGTAAAACAACCTTTCCAAAGTCTGGGAAACGAGAATCTACTGATGCACGATACATATCATATATTGCTGATCCAGTTTTTGCTTGGTCGTGACCAGTATTATTTTCTGTAGCAAATCCTGAGATTTCATCAAGGATAACGCATAGCACGTTGTATCCTTCCCAAGATTCTCTTTCAGAGTGACCAGAGTGGCAAGTAATAGACTTATCAAACGCAATAGAGGATGCTTTTGGAGAAAACTTACCTTGGAACCAAGGAGAACCAAGGATACGTTTTTTGAAGTTTTCAAAGAATACGTTTTTAGCTTGTTCAGCGTTAATAGCAATGTTAAGGATATCAATAGCATCTCCAGATGGTTTGCCATAGTATCTTGCAGGATCTTTTAGACATAACAAAAGGTAAACCATGTATGCCACCGCAATTGTGGACATATAGTCTTTACCAGAGCCCTTGCCAAGCTGTAAGATAACTTCGTTACAAGTTTGCTGCCATCTATTGTTTGCCTCTTCTTCTCCATAAAGATTTACAAGAGTTGTCTTTTTATAAATTTGACTCATTGCACGAATAGATTGGTATTGGTATTGAGACAAAGGGGGAAGACCAAGGTAGTGATCACTAACAACAAACTCTTCGATCATTACTGGTTTTTCGTCAAACTCGTCTCCAGCAAGGAGATCCATCATGTCTTCAAACATTATAGTTCCTCTGCTTGACCGCTTACGTCACTTAATTTTGAAAAAACTAAAGGCTTACAATGAGTGCACTTAGAAACAACATCACGAATTATGTCAACAACAACTCTTTGCTTGTCTTCAGTTTCAATAATCTTTTCAGCCATCTCATTGTTATCTAGGACACCAGCTTTTTGCAACATGTCCATTTGTTTTTGCTGAACATCTGCAATAAGCTTTAGTGCTGCTGTTTTTTGTGGAAGCTGTCCAGTTCTATCTGCCTCTTCAACAACTGCCCAAGCTTCTTTAATAAGCATAGAATAATGTTGATCAGCACCGCTTAGGGCTTCTCTTGCTCTAATTTGAATCTGCCTATCACTATGGATTACAGATCTCCACTCATTTAAATACTCTACAACGTCTGCTCTTTTATAGCCAGTTGAACTAGCAATTTGTGACGGGTTTGTATTGCCTTTTAGAAATTCCGCAACAACAGAATTGATTTTTTCCCATCTGTCTGCTAGTTCTATCTCTGACATTATTTCACAACCTTTTTCTTCTTAGGTTTAATTATACCCTTAAAGTCGTGCAAATAAAAGGATCTATACCCAGTATTGCCAATAACATCAATCCACTCCATGCCAGATTCAATGTTTTTTACATACTTTTCAAATTTAAATTCTCCACGAACATTCTTTATTTTAACTAATGTCCCTGGGACGATTAAATCTTTTCCATGGGTATACTCAAGCTTTACATCCCAAAGTGGATTATATTTAATCTGTGTGCGTTTTTTAGCCATTTATCTGTAGCCACCAGCGGTTGGAGCCCATACAGAAACATTACCAAGCGTCCAGCTTCTTGTTAATACATTTCCACAGGACTCACATTGTTGATGATCTCTATCGTCTACTTTTACATTTGGCTTTTCTATAGTTTTGTCACACTCAATACAGGTGTATTCATACGTTGGCATTATTTTCCCTCTAACCTATTAATTTCATCATTAATATAAAAGATTGCTTTTTGCAGATCTTCAATTTGTCTTTTGTCATCTTTTATACCTGCTCTCCACAAATACTTAAAAGCATTTCCAATGTTAAAGTTTCTATGACGTGTAATCTGAATACACTCAAC